ATAAGAAAGCTCAGAGCGGTAGCTTACGAAACTATCATGGGCTATGAATCATCCATCTTAAATGCTGACCACTGCTCATGATCGCGTCAATCACTTGTCTAGCTATGGCTGTCTACTTTGAGGCTCGTTCTGAGTCTTTAGAGGGGCAGCTTGCAGTAGCTAATACCATTATCAATAGAGTTCAGTCTGACAAGTTTCCGTCAACCTCCTGCGAGGTGACAAAGCAAGCAAGGTATATAGGTGATCATCCCATCAGGAACCAATGCCATTTTAGCTATTGGTGCGATGGAAAACTAGAAACGATTAATGACCAAGATGCTTATGTCTTGGCCTTATCAATAGCTATCTGGGCAAATTTGAGATTGGTTGATATTACAGATGGGGCAGTATTCTACCATCGTGATGATGTGCAGCCGTACTGGTCAGCAGGGCTAGATGTTACGCGCAAGATAGGTAGACACATATTCTATTCAGATTAAAGGGGCAGCAATATGAAAGATTTATTTGATAATGAGGAACCGTACAAATTAGCAAGAGCCAGTGACCCGCAAACATCCAAGGATGCCGCAAAGACAGCTCCGACAGGAAAGATGCGCGAGTTTGTTCTTAACCTAGTAATCTTATCCGGCAAAAGCGGGATTACTCCCAAAGAGATGACACGCGCCAACACTCATATTCAAGCATCCTCAATTACTAGCCGACCCAACGAGCTTGAGAAGACCGGACACGTTTTCTATCAAGGAGATAGGAGAGATGGCAATCGAGTAATTAGGTCTAGTGAATACGATACAGGCCGCAGAGAATGTGGCAAATGTGGATACGTATTACTTGAATTTTACGATATGAAGTGCCAAAGCCCCAAATGTAAAATTCAATAGCGTAGTATTTTAAACATTGTTACACTCACCCCTAGCCAGAGGCTAAACCAGATCACTAGGGGTGATTATGTTAGAGATACAATACATTGCTACGGACAATCTAATTCCGTATATCAACAACTCGCGTACTCATTCAGAGGCGCAGATTCATCAAATCACAGCTTCTATAGTTGAATTCGGCTTCACTAACCCTGTCTTAATTGATGAAAAGGGCATGATTATAGCCGGTCACGGGCGTGTAGAAGCTGCTAAAGTTCTAGGCATAGATGAAGTCCCTACTATTACACTCAAAGGCTTAACAGATATTCAAAGACAGGCTTATGTCATTGCTGACAACAAGCTGGCTCTGAATTCTAATTGGGATTTTGAAATGCTCCAAAACGAAATCGACTTCTTAAAAGATTTAGATTTTGATATTAGCGTTATAGGTTTTGATGACTCTGAATTGAATTTTGAAGATATAGACTATTCTGCTTTAGATGGCGAGTCAGTTGATAGCCAGCTTGACGATATGGCTTCTGGAGTAAGAAAGGCTATACAAATTGAATTTGAGCCAGACCATTACGAAGAAGCGCAATCTCTCGTGAAGTTTTGGAGAGAGCAGGGAGCGTATGTCGGATATATGCTGATGGAATACCTTAGAAAAGAAAAAGATAAGCTGTGAAGGTTTTTACTTTCTTTTACAATAGATTCGACTCTGCAACTACCAGTATAAGTCTTCATAAAAACAATATAGAACACTATGTTCTAGTTCATAACGAAGAAGACTCAGCTAAGTTTGCAGATGGAAAAACTATAAAAGGCAAAGAAGTTATAACCAATAACGGAAAAGGATTGGCTTATCAGCGAAATTCAGCTTTGGATATGATGGAAGACGGTGAATGGGCTGCTTTCATGTGTGACGATTTTCAAAAAATCAAATCCTATCCAAAACAGTTTATAATGAGCAAGACCCAAAGGATAGAAATCACAAATCAGAATCAAAACAAATACAGGCTGAAAAATGAGATAAGCCTGAAAGAAATGTTTTCTTTTTTTCCAAAGCTAATAGAAATAGCGGAAAACAATAATATTCATCTTATAGGTTTCGGCCTGCATGATAACCCTATGAATTTAGGGAAAAAGTTTACAAATAGAGGTCTCGCAGACGGAAGGTTCTGGTTAATAAAAAAATCTAATTATAGCTTCGATGAAAACGCGCAGATGATAGATGATGTCTGTTGGACAGCAGAGAACCTTGTTAGACATGGAAATGTATTGGTTTTGAATTGGTGTGTCCCGTATTTTTCTAGATACACAGCGGGAGGATACGGTAGCACTGAGGCAAGAAAGCAAAGAAGAAAACAAGAATGCGCTTATCTAGTAAAAAAATATGACCCTCTGATTCGGTTCGCAGAAAAAAGCGGATGGGATACAGGGACACATATAAAATTAAATGCCAGTAATAACAATATATTAGCGGCTAGAAGAAATTTAGGAATGCTATGAAAAAACTAGAGCTAGTCAAAGTAGAGCATATAGTAAAGATTGGAGATTTCTGCGGAGACAAAGAACCCAATGTGACTGAAGACTGTGTATTTTATGAAGACGGTAAGCCTGTAGGCTTTTTTATGCGCGACATCAAAGCAAAACTAAAAACCTATGTAAACATAGCTAACGCAGAGCTCCTAAGCAACAGAGTCCCAAAAAGCGAGATGAGACGCTCTAGCGGAATGACAAATAAAGAAAATGAAGTAAAACAATATAGTACAATTATAGGTAGCTGCCCTCCAAAGCCACACATGAAGCGTCCGTATCCTGCTATATCTAGCGTTCACCAAGTGCCTACGGCTAGGAATTTTATAAAAGCAATGCTATTGGCTTGCAAAGAGGCAGAAGGCTTGATTAAAGAGATACTTCCAGACCTATACGAAGAACAGAAAAGAATAATAAGCGAAAGCGTACCAGAGCAATTCAGGTTCTCTGAGTTATTCACTTCTAGCATTAGCAATTTCAATATATCTGCGCCTTTTCATAGGGATGCAGGTAATTTGATAGGCTGCGCTAATGTAATTATCACTAAGAAAAGAAACGCGAGAGGTGGAAACCTTCATATTCCAGACTATGACGCGACAATAGACAGCAAAAATAACTCCTTGCTAGTTTATCCTGCGTGGAAAAATATGCATGGAGTCACACCAATACACACAACACAAGAAGACGGCTATAGAAATAGTTTGGTTTTTTACCCATTAAAAGCATTTAAAACAAAAGTTAAAGAGAGTTTTGAATATCACACTAGAGACTAATAGAAATAAGGCGTATTCCTAATGAAAACAGGAAATCAAGGTGAAGGCGGTGGAAGACCAATAGTAGAGTTTGATGAAGATCAAATTACTGTAGTTGGAAAACTTGCGTCAGTTTTAACAAAAGCTCAATTATCTGATTACTTTGGAATATCTGAGACTACATTTCGTGCTATTGAAGAAAGACAGCCAGAGGTTTCTGACGCTTATAAAAAAGGGAAGAGCAAGGCTATTGCTAGTGTTGCGGGTAATCTGGTCAATCAAGCACAGAATGGAAATACAACTGCGGCAATATTCTACCTGAAGACTCAAGCAGGATGGAAAGAGCAAGACACAACAACCATATCTACAACGACAGACAATGTAATCCAGATCATTCGTGCTGTTAAGCCTGACTGAACCCCAAGAAGAGTTTGTATGCTCTGAATCTAAATACCCTGCTCTAGTTGGTGGACTAGGTAGCGGTAAGACTATGGCTGGCATTTATAGATTAATCTGCTTGATGATCTCTGACCCAAGCATCAATGGCGCATACTATATGCCTACTTATGACCTTCTCAGATTACGAGCTTTGTCAGGAGTTGAAGAAGAGTTAGAGAAACTAGGTATAGGCTATAAAACTAATCGCTCTGAATACACTGTAGAGATTCAAGGCTATGGGACAATGATACTCAGGTCATACGATAGACCTGAACGAATTGTGGCCTATGAGGTAGCGCACTCGATAGTTGACGAGCTGGATACACTTCCTAAAGACAAAGCCGCATTAGTTTGGAGAAAGATCAGTGAAAGGAATCGCCAGAAGTGTGCTAACCCTGCTGGCAATACTATTGGGTGCGTCACTACTCCAGACCAAGGATATAGCGGGTTCGTATATCAGAAATGGGTGAAATCATTACAAGATGGCTATACTGTAATCAAATCTCCTACGGAATCTAATCCTTTCTTGCCTGAAGGTTATATTCAACAGATCAGAGATAACTACGACCCAGTTCTAGCCGATCTATTCTTGAAAGGGGAGTTCGTTAGCTTATCTGCTAACAAGGTTTATCACTTCTTTGCGAGAGAGAAACACCACACAGACCGCATACTTACTGACGATGACAGATATGTATACGTTGGTATTGATTTCAATATTGGCGGCTGCTGTTCGATAGTCAGTGTAATAGATGGCAAGAATCCTATTACAGTGGATGAGTTTATTAGCCACGATACTAGAGACTTTTGTTCAAGACTTTCTAAGTATGAGAGGGCAGGCAGGAAAATAATAGTTTATCCTGACGCAAGTGGGAAGTCTGGTAGCACTAACGCTACTGGGTCAGATATTGATATAATACGCGCTCACGGTTACTCTGTTGACTGTCCTAATGCTAATCCAATGGTCAGAGACCGGATTAATGCAGTCAATGGATTGCTATCGCACGACAGATGGCTAATTAATACGGATACCTGCCCACACTTAACTGATGCGTTAGAATCGCAAGGTTATATGAAGGGCGTACCCGAAAAGTTCAGTGAACATCCTGCTATAGACGACTGGGTTGATGCGGCGGGTTATTTTATCAACCGCAAATGGTCGCTGGGCAGACCTGTCGTGGTTACGAATATAGGTATGTCGCTATGATTAACTTCGAACACCCGAAATACAAATTACATCTCCCAAAATGGGAACTCGTAGATGACATCTGCGAAGCCAAGAATCTCTCAAAATATTTAATCAAAATAAACCCGCATGATGCCTCAATGTCTGCTGTTCAACGCAGGAAGCAATTCTTTCATAGAAGTGTTTTCTACGCGATTGCTGGGTATACAGCACAAGGGTTTCTGGGAAAGGCTTTCAGTGAGCCAGCTAAGTGTATAGTCCCTGACGATTTGAATTACATCAAATACGATATTGATGGAGCAGGAATATCTATCTATCAACAGGCTCAAGAAGTTTTTAAAGATGTTGTAAGGGTTGGAAGAGCGGGATTATTAGTAGACTTCCCAAGTGTTGATGGCGATGTCTCACGACAAGAGATGGTTGATAACCAGACTACCGCAACGGTTACGCGGTTCTCAGCAGAGCAGATAGTGAACTGGCAAGTTAGAAAGATAGGCTCAAAGATAAAGCCTGTACTAATTGTTTTGTCTTCAGTAGAGCAAGAATTACATGAAGACGGCTTTGGATTTGATGAAGTCCCTATATTCATTGAGCTGCGCTTAGAGAATGATGGTTATTACCAAAGAGAATGGCGGCTAAACAAAGACACAGATAAATATTATATCTACAGCGAATCCGTACCGCTGGATAGTAAAGGCCAAAGACTGACAAGCATTCCTTTCGTATTTGTTGGCTCAGAGGCTAATACTGCGCGAGTTGATTTTGCTCCTATGTACGATCTAGCCAAGATCAATGCCGGACACTATAACAACTCAGCAATCTATGAAGATTCAGTATTCGTTGTGGGTCAAGTCCAGCCTTGGATGTCAGGTATATCTGGAGAGACTCTTGATGACCTGAGAAACAATGGTCAGTTTATTGGCTCTGGTACGTTAATGGGTGTTCCATCTGGTGAGAAGTTTGACTTTGCTCAAGCCGAGCCGAATAGCCTTGCAAGGGAAGCCATGATGGATAAAGTGGAAATGATGATAGGTCTAGGGGCTATGTTTCTATCTCCAGCGGGAAAGGGTCAGGCCAAGACAGCAACTCAAGTAGATGGCGAGTTAATGGCGCAGCATAGTGTTCTAAGTCTAATATCGTCCAATGTCTCAGAGGCTTATAATCAAGCACTAGGCTATGTGCAGCTGTTTATGGGCGGTGATGAAGAAGCCACACTTCTTATCAACAGAGAGTTTGTTCGTCCTAATGCTACATCCCAAGATATTACGGCAATGGTTGCCTCGTTCTTACAAGGTGCGCTTCCTTTGAGTGATCTATTGAACTGGCAGCAGAGACATGGGCTGGTCGATAGAGATAAAACACTGGAAGAATACTCTGAAGAGATAGGCGTACAAGACGCAATGGTTGATCTTGACGAAGAAATCTAATGCCTCAAACCCCACAAGAGCTTTCAGATATTGCTGTTAGGCATCAGGTTTATCTTGAAGGCTTGAAGACGCATGAGGTTAAAAAGAATCAAAAGTTTTTAAAAGATATTGATAAGATTGTCAGCAAGAAGCTGATGAATAAAGATATTACTGGCTACACAAAAAATAAACTTAACAAGTTATTGGCCTCAGTTAAGCAAGATTTAAAAGTAATCTCTAATGATTTCTCCAAGATGGTTTCTGAGGAGTCTATTGATATTGCAAAAAATTCAAGAGATTTTGAAATTAAAACTTTAAAAACTGCTGTTCCAATCGAATATTCTGTTCCTTCTGAAACTCAATTAGCCGCTGCTGTTTTTGCAACTCCTTTAACAATGAAAGGTATGGACACTGGAAAACTGTTAAAACCTTTTTTAAAAGACACGAGTAAAAGAGCTGTTGAGCAGATAGATGGAATAATTAGAGCTGGCTATTACATGGGTCAAACCACGCCAGAGATTGTTAGAACCATTAGAGGAACCAAAGCAGCCTTGTTTAAAGACGGGGCTATGCACAGGATTAATCGCGCACTTAACACAGCAACTAGAACAGCAGTACAACACGCATCAGCCCAAGCTAGAAATCAGGTCTGGAAAGATAATGAAGATATTGTTGAGAGTGTAAAATGGGTTTCAGTGCTAGATGGCAGGACTTCTGCTGTTTGCAGATCACTAGATGGTCAAGTTTTTAATAATAGACCGCCACAAGGACCAAGACCGCCTATTCATTTTAACTGTAGAAGCACAACAGTTGCAGTATTGGATAGCCGCTTTGATTCTTTGGATGAGGGGAGAACAAGAGTTGCCAGAGAATACGATTCACAAGGAAAACAAATAAAAGGAAAGGGAGCTGTTAAGTCCATTCCGGCTAATGAGACCTATTATGATTGGCTCAAAAGGCAGCCAGACAAATTTCAGGCTTCAGTGATTGGAAAAAACAGAGCTAAGTTATTAAGAGATGGAGGCTTGTCTTCAGAAAAATTTGCCAAACTTCAGTTGTCAGAAGATTTTAAAGAGCTGACTTTGAAGGATATGAATAGGTTAGAACCTTTGGCTTTTGAAAAAGCAGATATAACAACGTATATTGACTAACAAACATTCGGACATTAGACTGTCGAAGTCGCTAACTGGGTTAGCAAATATCTCGGAGAGATTTATGATAGATTTTAAAGTTGAAAGTGTTGAAGATTTGCCAGAATCCATTCAAGAGCTGTATGAACAGAAGGATGACGGGTTTGAACTTAAAATCTCAGGACTACCAGAGCAGGATGAATCTAATCTCTCTGGTCTAAAGAAGAAAGTAGAAGAATTATTGACCGAAAGCAAAACCGCTAAGAAAAAGGCTAGAGAAGCTATATCTGCGGCAGAGCAAGCCCAAATGGAATCGGCCAAGAAAGGTAATGATACAGAAGCTCTGCATAAGAGCTGGGAAGAGAAATTTAATTCCCGTGAAAATGAGATGCAAGGTCATATAGGAGAGCTAACGAAAACCATCGTCAAGCTAACCAGTGGTCAAGCCGCATCACAGATTGCTTCTGAGATTGCTGTTCAAGGTTCGGCTAATGTCTTATTGCCGCATATTGAAAGAAGGCTCTCTACAGAGAATAGAGATGGTATTCCTCATATCGTAGTATTAGATAATGAAGGACAGCCATCAGCTATGACAGTTTCAGAACTAAAGAAAGAGTTTCAAAATAGTGCGAGCTTTGCTCCGCTAATAGTAGGAACAAAGGCCAATGGCGCGGGGCGTACAGGAGGCAAGGATAGTGGCGGTGCTACTTCTCAGCAAATAACCAGAGCAGATTTTGACGGATTAAGTCAATTTGAACGCTCTAAATACGCCAAAAGCGGCGGCAAAATAACTGATGACTAAGGTGATTTCAAATGGCTAATGTTCTAACTGATTTAGCGGCAGACATATATGCAGCAGCAGACACGGTAGGTCGTGAACTTGTTGGTGTAATTCCTTCATGTACTATTAACTCCAACGCGACAGAAGTAGCGGCTCAAGGCGAAGTAATTCGCGCAGCTTTCACACAAGCGCAGGCAGTAACCACGGTTGCCCCTGCAATGACAATCCCAGAAGGTACTGATCAAACTGTAGACAATAAGACTATGACTCTTAGCTCTACGGCTTCGGTTAAAATACCTTGGACGGGTGAAAACATTAAGTATGTAAACAATGGCGCTGGCTTTGACACTATTTACGGTGATCAAATCAAGCAGGCTATGAGAGCAATCACTAATCAGATTGAAACAGAAGTTGCTCTTGATATTGCTGATCGCGCTTCACGCGCAGTCGGTACGGCAGGCACAACTCCATTTGCTTCAAACTTTAATGTTGTAGCTGAAGTTCGTCAGGTTCTAGTTGATAACGGTATGCCTTCAAATGATCGACAGGCAACTCTTGTTATTAACTCTGCGGCTGGTACTAAGCTGCGGAATCTGGCTTCTCTAAGCTCAGTAAATACTTCAGGTAATGAAGATATGTTACGCAGAGGCACTTTGCTTGACCTTCAAGGTCTTCAAATGAAAGAAAGCGCAGGCATTGATAGCCATACCGCTGGAACTGGCTCAAGCGCAACTACTGACGATGCTGGTTATGCTGTTGGCGCAACTACTATCACTCTGGCTTCTGCTGGAACTGGAACTATCCTAGCGGGTGACGTTATTACTTTTGCTGGCGATACTA